CTGCTTTGACTTCTACAATGTAACCAACTAGACTATCTTTTCTAGTCCAAAAATTATCCCTATCACTATCAGACAAGCCACTTCCAACGTTAACACGTATGGTGCGATTGTCGTCGACGCCTTCGCACACAAGAGCTCCCAAACGTCCTGCATTTCTTCCTGTTCCTTCTTCAATGTCAACTACCTCCAAGTCTACAGTTATCACCGGCTTCCATTTCATCCAGAATGTACTACGTTTACATTCATATGGAGCATCTAGTTTTTTGATCATAATACCTTCATAGCCTTCTGCAACACAATCGTTTGCATACTGTTCCATGAACTTATGATCTTGTTCGTTGTCAAGGTTAATCTGTTTTCCTTTAACCATAACAACATTTGTCATCTGTACTCTATTTACTACACTCTCAAGAGCAAGTAATCTATCTTTTTGTCTTCTATTACTGTATCCTTGTTTGAATTCTACCAAACTCATTATATCAAACACATTGAATACACTGTCAGCGGCAACGTGATCTTTACGTGTTGCACCTCTCATTAGTTCTTGAAAACTTTTGCCTGTGATTTCTCCATCTATTACTACACCACCTCTTTGTGTAGTAGTTGGACAGAGTTGTAGTAGCTCTTTTTCAATTTGTGGAAAGTTGTTGAACAGTTTTCCATTTCGACTAAACAACTGTACATTGTCTTTGGTAAGAATAGCAATAGTTCTTACTCCGTCTAGTTTTGGCTCTATCATCACTTCGCCAACTAGTTTTTTTGGATGTCCTTTAGAGTCTGTTGCTAGTTGTACTTCAAATACAGGAATTTTCCATTCACTGTTTCCAACAATCTTGTTAATGGTTTTTGATGTTATACCACAACGTAGATCTTTTATGAGCACACGTCTAGCCAGCATGTTCCATTGATCACTGTCAAACTTTTGACTCATCAGTTCAACTGCTTCTTTGGCTGCATTACCAGTGATTGCTCTGGTTCGTAAACTTTCGCACAAGCCCCAAAAAGCGACCCATGGATTTTCTTTAAACTCTAATCCTTCGGTTTCAGGAACCTGTTTTATATTGTAGGTAAAAAATGGATTATAAGCAAGATAACAGTTGTATAAAAAACATTCTGCACTATAACTACCAAGTCTTGCCGCAACAAGTGCTTTCTCAATTACACCTTCTTTGTGTAAGCGACTATTGTTTTCCTCGAGATCTTGTATCCAATCGCAAGCCACTTGTAGTCCATTATATTCTTCTGATTGATATTTGTTGACGTCTATCATGAGTGATGTCTCCATTTCTGTTACATATCATACTATTAATATATAACGGAACTTGGATGTTGTCAACCTAATTTCTTATTATAATTGCATCTGCTTCTGCAACTGAATAGGTTCCGCTTAACAAGGTTCCTGGGTTGCTTGGTGGTGTAGTTGGGATAGGACCATCTTGTACAATGTTTGCTTCAGCTAACTTATCAATATTCCTTGCTTCTCTCATGGCCGCAACACTGGCTTGTCCGCCTGTACTGCTGAAGTTCATCACACGTTCTAACAATTCTGCAGTCCCTCCAGCTGAGGTATCTAGTGCATAATTTGGCAAATTGGCGGCAAGTTGAACTGCGTTGTTGGTATTTGCTGGAACAATATCAAGATCAAGATCGATTTTATCACGTATGAGTTTTTCTCTGGCCTGTTGTTCTTGTAGTCTTTTAAAATTGCTTTGTATAGTACGTGCCTGTTCGTGTGTATTATAGAAATCAACCATTAGTGTTTGTGCGGCAGCAATGATACCATTCCAACATGCCTCTTGTGTTGCATAAGTTCCTGCACCGTATACACCTGCCGGTATAATGTAGTCAGTGCTAGGTGCTATAGGATCATAAGCACCAGCAATAAAATAATCCATTACAATTAAAATACCTGTATTTGAACTAGATGAACCATTGTCCGCATAGAACACATTCATTGCACCACTGTCAATTAGTTCTTGCATTAGTATCTTATTTTGTTGTAAAGGAGCAAAACTATTGTATCCTGCTGCATATCCAATAACATCACTTACTGTGAAAGTTCCATCTGGACCTGTTGCTAATTGAATGTTACTGTCTGTTCCGTATGTGTTTTTCCAATAATTTACCACATCATCCGAAACATATTGTGTTTGATTTTGCACCAATGGCAAGTCTTTGTTTACTTCAAGATTGTTTACTGCGGTTGTTAGATCATCAGTATTGGTTTTTTCAATTCCTTTGATTTGACCAAAACTTCTTGCCAATGCTCCATTTGCAATAGCAAGATCTTCTGGTAAAGCACCTGCTAAATTTGTACCTAAACTGGCAAATTCTTCATTTACTGAACCACTCGTGGTATATATTGCTCTATTACCAACACTTGAAGTTCTTAACGGTGCAGTTAAAGTTGATGAACTTGTTGGAAAAAGTTTTTGCGGATTCATAAAATCTGTACCGCCTACAATAGTAGATTGTGTATTTTTTAATATACCTTTAACTTCAGAAACTTCTGTGGTTGTCAAATCACCAAACGCATCATAAATTTGTCCTTGAACATTATTTGGTAAAGCAGGGCCTATTTGTGCTAGATCACTTGCACTTATACCTAAATCACCAACACTAAGTCCACCTGTCTTGTTTGCTATAGCATTTGTAACACTGCTTAGTGATCCGCCCAGAGAACTTGCAATCCTTGGATCCACTTTGATGTTTGCTACTTTTTCGTACATTGGCCCAAGGTTACCAGCAGAATCCATGTTCTTTAAAAGTTGCCCAGGAGATCCAAGGTTACCTATGCTACCAAAATCAACTGTGCTTCCTAACTTGCCAAGATCAGCTCCAAAATCAGGCAAAGCATTTGTTACACCACTTAATCCTCCTGAACTAATTGCGTCCATTCCTGGAAAGGTACCACCAGCAAAACTGCCTGCGGCATTTGTGGCGGCGGCTATCATTTGATTTGAACTTCCTACAAATCCTTCGGCCGCACCAAGTACACTTCCAAATTTGCTTGCATTACCGACAATATTACCAGCACTTACATTGCCACCCATGACTTTTGCGGCATTGTTTAGACCAGTTGGAAGTACGTTAGATATTCCACTGCTGGCACCCATAACTGCTAATGCATCTCCAGAAAAAACATCAAAACCTGCACTGAAAGCATCGTCGCCTAGTCCACTGGCCATGTTGCTAAAACTTTGTTGATAGCTTGCAGGTAAATTGCTAGTAATATTAGAAACCGTATTAGTTACGGCCGTCATGTTAGGCAAACCTTGTACATCACTTGTTGCACTGGTCATACCTGCCATGGTTGGAGCACCAGACAATCCTGTTTGTGGATCAGTGACGTTTAGTGGAGCACCGCTGGTTGATTCCAATGGATTGCCACCAACGTTTCCTGCGAGTCCGGCACCAGCTGTTAAAACTGTTGCGGTAATTGCACCACCACAAGCCATGCTAACCTCTTGGGATTATAACGTCAGTACTGCCAGTTGCTCTTGTATGAAAACAAGTATCTGGAGAACCAACATAATTAATAGGTTTATTTTCAGCAAGTACACTCATTGAACCTAATGTTGTAGTAGCCGCACAATGAATTTCGCAACCCGGAGCACCACAACAAGGATGAGGTGTAACAGGAGCACCTACAAGACTTGCTGGCCGTCCATTTATTATTACAGTGGTTGCACCTGTACCAACTGCAAGTCCACCCCCTGAATTTGGATCACCGATTCTAACTGCTCCTGGCATTGTTATCCTTTTAGTATTCCTTTTGGTGCAGTTACTATTCCAGTCACCGCTTGAATATAACTTGAAACAACATCTTTGTTTGTTTCAGTGTACATTGTAATGTTGTTTGTATTTATGGTCACATTTTTTGTCTCGTCTGCACTCATCATTGCAGGCAAGAGTTGTACACCTTGTTGTGTTGGAATTAAAGTAAATGGATTGGCAATAATTGTTTCTTTGCTATCTGAACTAACGATTTTGCAGATAATTTCACTGCTATCACTCAAACGCAATGAATAAGTTTTGTTTGCTTCTAACATATGTCCTCCAGAGTTACTAATTAATTAGTATCCAGAGCCATTCCACCCTGTATTTTCAATATACTCAACTAAGTCGTCGTAACCACCAATTACCTTATGGTTTATTACAATCTGTGGTGCAGTACGTGCATTAGGAATAATTTCAAGTAGCTCTTCTCTGGTTATGTCTGTTCCAATTTTTGCTTCATTAAAACGTACATTCATTTTTCTAAGTAGACTTTTTGCGGCATCACAATAGCCACACAAGTCTTTTGTATATAATACTACACTCATAAACTAAACCCCTTAAATGTATTGTTATCAACGTCTTGTTTTGTTCCGCCATTTACATAACTGGTTATTTCTGTTTCCTGCGGAGCAACCTGTACATCGCCACCAGCGATCCATTTCTGTGTCCATGGAAGTGGGTTGCTTGCACCTTTGTAACTGCTAGGTACTCCAACCGCAGTCATACGTTTGTTTGCAATCCACCTTACATATTCTTTTAGTAATTGTGCATTAAGTCCAATCATTGATCCATCACGAAACAAATAGTCTGCCCATGCACATTCTTGATCAACTGCATCTTCAAACATTTTGATCACTGTTGGTTCACACTCTTTTGCAATCTTAACAAAATCTGGATCGTCTTTTGGCAACAACTTCATCAACTGTTGTGTTGACCCAAGGTGAACATTTTCATCACGAGCAATAAACTTAATAATCTTAGCATTGCCTTCCATTTTCTTTAGTTCAGCAAATGCCCAACTACAAGCAAATGAAACATAGAAACGTACACCTTCCAGTATGTTTACACTTGCTATGCAGGTCCAAAGTTTCTTTTTTAGTTCATACAAATCAATCACTACTTTTTTACCATTTACAGTGTGAGTGCCTTCGCCAAGCAAGTTGTAATAACTACAAGTTTCAATAAGGTCATCATAGAATGCAGTAATATCATCGCCACAATCAATAATTTCCTGTATGTCCATCATTTCATCAAACACCTTACTAGGATTTGAATAAACATTTCTGATTATGTGTGTGTAACTTTTTGAATGTATGGTTTCTGAAAATGTCCAGGTTATAATCCAGTTTTCAAGCTCGGGCAAACTCACAATAGGACCAAATGCTTCAATTGGTGCTCTACCTTGTACACTGTCTAATAGTATTTGTCTTTTTAGATTGCTTGTGAAAATATGTTTTTCGTTAGCAGTAAGCTCTTTAAAGTCTTTGGCATCACGCAGTACATCTACCTCTTCTGGACGCCAGAAAAAACCCAACTGCTTGTCGGTTAATTTATCAAACTGACGATACTTTAATGTATCATAACGTTGTATGCCTACTCCGCCTGCTGGGTCTAAAAATGCAAGACTAGTCGTATGGTCTCTGTTGGCTGTATTCAGTACACTCATTGTGGATCCTATATGGTGCAACTATCGCAGGCTTCTTCGTACATTGGCTCTTCGATAGTAAGTTCTTGTTGTTGTGTTTCGTTCATTTTGTCTATGTCGATTTCTCCAGCACCGTCAAATGTGTTGAAGTAATACAACTGCTTGTGTCCATATTTATAACATAGTAGCAGATGTTGTAGCATTGTACTCATTGGAATCTTTTCATCTTCAAAGTGTTGAGGATTGTAACTGGTGTTTACACTTATGCCTTGATCAATATATTTTTGCAGGACTGCCATAATCTTAATGTAACCCTCTGGTGACTTTTGGTCCCATAGTAATTCGTACTTGTTTTTGTAACGTGCAAATCCTGGCACTACCTGTTTAAGTACGCCATCTTTACTTTGTTTAATACTTACAAATGCTCTTGGTGGTTCAATGCCGTTTGTACTGTTGCTAATTTGTGCAGATGTTTCTGCTGGCATCAGTGCCATAAGTGTTGAATTACGTATTCCTGTATTTCTAAGTTGTGTTCTTAATCCTGTCCAGTCAACTTCATCAACATGAACTACTAGCTCATCAACATCTTTTTTATAGGTGTCAACTGGTAGTATACCATCTGCGTACTTTGTTTCATCGTTCTTTGGACATGCTCCAAATTCAACTGCAAGATCAGCACTGGCTTTTATCAAGTAATAACTCCAGTGTTGTGCCCAAGTATCAACTAATTTAAGTGCATCTGGATCTGAATAACTAGTGTCGTTCTTTGCTAAGAAGTATGCAAGATTGATAATACCAACACCAAGCGGACGTCTACCTTCTGTTGCCATCTGTGCGGCAATGATTGGATAGTTTTGATAACTTAATAGTGCATCAAGTCCACGCACTGCTAGTGTGCATGCCTTTTCCATGTCCTCTGGATTTGTAAAACTGCCCCAATTGATAGCACTCAATGTACACAATGCTATTTCACCTTCTGGGTCGTTAACATCGTTCAATGCTTTTGTTGGCAAATCAATTTCACAACACAAGTTGCTCTGCTTTATAGGTGCAACATCAGTTTTAAAACTACTGTGTTCGTTAGCATGGTCTACATTTTGTAAGTATATTCTGCCTGTGTCTTTTCTTTCTTGCATAAATGCACTAAAAAGTTCTGTGGCACTTATCTTCTTCTTACGTATACTTGTTTTACGTTCGGCTGCTTCGTATAGTTCACGGAACTTATCTTGGTCAGCAAAAAATGCGTCGTATAATCCTGGAACATCATTTGGAGAGAACAGTGTAATATCTCCACCACTCATCAAACGTTCGTACATGAGTTTGTTAAACTGTACACCATAGTCCATGTGTCTAACTCTGTTGTCTTCTGTACCTTTGTTGTTTTTAAGCACGAGTAAATCTTCAACTTCGAGATGCCATAGTGGATAGTAAAGTGTAGCGGCTCCGTTACGTACTCCACCTTGCGAACAACTGCGTGTGGCCGCTTGAAACATTTTATAAAATGGCACAACACCAGTATGGTAAGCATCGCCATTGCGTATTGGTGACCCCAATGCTCTAATACGTCCACCGTTAATACCAATGCCTGCTTTTTGTGAAACATATTTTACAATTGAACTTGCAGTTGCATTTATACTATCTAAACTATCATCTGTTTCTATTAGTACACAACTTGAAAACTGTCTTTGTGGTGTACGTACACCAGCCATCACAGGAGTCGGCAAACTTATTTGATGTGTTGAGATAGCATCATAGTAATCTTTTACATAACGCAGTCTGGTTTTTCGATCATAGTCTTGAAACAGTGTGGCCGCTATAAGCATGTATGCCATTTGCGGAGTTTCGTATAGGGTTTTTGTAACTCTGTTTTGTACAAGATACTTGCCACGAAACTGTTCCATGGCCGCATATGTTAGTTGTTCATCACGATCATGTTTTACCCAACCGTTGATAGTATTCCATTCTTCTTCAGTGTATTCACTTAACAGTTCGGCATCATAAAAACCCTTTTCAACATTGTGTTTTACAAGTTTGTAAATATGCCACGGCGTTGCACCACCATAAACCATTTTGTTAATATGATATACAATAAGTCTACCAGCAACTGTTTGATAGTTTGGTGTTTCTTCTGATATTAAATCAGCGGCACTTTT